CATGTAGAGTTCATTTTTTTTAATATAATTAATATAAAAGGTTATTTCTCTAGGTTTCTTGTTCAAAATCTACTAACAAGGTATGTTAATCAATCTTTTGATAATTCTATATTTTTTCATTCTACCTCGATCGTCATCTCTATTTCGTCTATCTCCTTACCTTCAATAACAATATATAATGTACTGTTTGAGTCGATTTTTAGTCTTGTTTCTTCTAGCAAATATTTTATAGCATAGAAATAAAAGAATTTATCTGTATCATCTGCAAGATCTTCTATTTCTTCTTCATGACTCTCTAATTCACTTTTGAAATGCTCCATATCTCCCTGAACTTTTCTAAATGAATTATTTGTATCTAATACATAATCAGATGCATTTTTTCTAATTTTTATATTATCTGCTTCTCATTTTTCTAGTCTATCAATCAGTCATAATACCGCACAGAATAATACTGCTATAAGTACAAATAATATTATAATTACTGTTATCATCTTATTTTTTCTTTAACTCAGATAAAATCTTTTTTGATTCTACATCCCCAAATACTTTTTTAATATAATCAGCATCAGGTTTATGTTCTCCAGAGATTATACTACCTCTGAACTGCTTTTTGAACTTTGCTATATAATCCTCTGCTTCTCAATAACATGTAGGTTTTGTCATAGCAAACTCAGGTATAATACCCATAAGTTCATTGATGATACCTTTCTGATCTTTTGAAATAGCAAATACCTCTAATTTGTCAATATTTCCTTTGGCAATTTGATCTAATTTGTCTTTAGCTGATTGCAATAACTCAGTAGTTACTGGTACTACATCATAGATCTTCTCAGGCAAATCAACCTTACCTTGCATGAAGTTATCATTACAATGATTTGATAGATCAATAGGATTCTTCAAAGATTCTCAACCAAATACTGCATGTCCGTAATTTCAAACTTTCTTGTAATCTAGATATTGGTTAGGTATATCATAAGTAAATTTACCAATACCTCGCTTTACTCCTGCTCTTTTAAATGCTCATGATGATGTAGTCTTCTCTTTTCATTCCTTTGTGTCTCCCATATCAGATCTTCGTAATCGTTCTCCATCTACTCTAATTCAGATACTACATACAGTTTTTCCTGCAACTGTAGTAATTTTGTCTTGCCAGTTGTTTATACCAATAAGATTGTTTAATTGATCCATAGTATCTCTAGCATCAAAGTATGCTACACAGATACATTTTGTATCGTTTTTGTAAGTTGTTTGTACCATTCGTTTTACCTCAAATGGCTTAAATAAATCAGTTAATCATGTCATACGTGTGATTTTTAAATATAAAAGATAGTTCTTCTTTACAATAGAGATTATTTCTACTAATACAAGTAGTAATTATACCTTTTCTGCTAACTTATCGTTATCATCTCATGGGAAGCACTACAAAACTTCTTTTGCAGTAACAATAAATCCATCAGGTTTCCTTTTCCACAATCTAATCAATCTCTCTGTAAACGGAATCCTAATATATCTATAAAATAGCTGAGTTTTAAGCCTTCTACCTGATAATTTCCATTTAGATAAAGGTTTACCTCGAGGATCTCATGGTTCTGTGTATGGATATGGTGCTTTCATATGATCCATTGCATTTTGTAATATCTCTGCGGTCATCTTTACTTTTTCCATGATCTCTAATAATATAATAAAACTAATCATCTCATGGTCAAACAACAGTACCTTTTCAACAACTAGGACATTTTGCTTTCTTTTTTAATATCTTAGCAAATAAAGTTAGTGAATAATCTCAATATATGTATTCCTTATATTCACAATCTTTGCATCTTATATAACATATTGCTTTATCTAATTTCATGTTGTTTTTTCGCTAAAAGGTTTAAAACATCTTAAAAGATCGTATTCAGTATATGTAAATACTTCTTCTTCTAATTCTTCCCAAACCATCATCATTATATATCTATTGTGTATATCTATTGCAACAACCTGATATAAGTTATCATCTCCATGATCATCCCTATGCTCGAAATTCTTTCACAAAAATTTCTGTTTGTGTTCAATACTTGTTTCTGTTACGTCTATTCGATCAGAGGAATTTTCGATTGTTGTTGCTGGTATTAGCAGAGATTCAGCTGGATTAGAGTAATCCCCAAAATATACACGATAATGTGTTTTAGAGAATTCATTTGCTTTCCAGTTATTTGTTTTATGCATGTATTTTTTAATAATTTTCATGTGTAGTTATTTAATATAATAAAACTATTTTCATCTACCTCTATTTAATGCTTCTCTAGCTTTGTCTTTATCTATAATAGGTTTTGGACTTGTATCTACTTCGTATTTCTTTGTGATCTTCTTTTTTGCTTTAATATATTTTGTATCTTTGCTTACAGGTATTTGTATATCTATCTCTTTCAGAAACCATTTAGGAATCATATCAATTTCTTTTACAATACCTTGTATAATAGAAGGATTCTTAGATTGATATTTGATAAAATTCTTAATGTAAACCCAGTTCTTCTTATATACTATTTTTCAATCTTCTTCAAACTTTTTCAATATGGATATGATCTGCCACTCTAATAACTTTGTATCTATTATCATTTCATCTATCCCTATTTCATATACTCCTGCTATATTTGTAAATGAATTCGTCAAAAGATATACAAACAATAATTTCTCTGTTGCTTTCAAACTTTTGATATATGTATCTTTTCGCAGTCTTGTTTCAATTTGTCTTTTTGTTGCCATACGATTTATAATATAATATAATATAACATAATATAAGCCAGTCTGTATACAGGCTGTTACCTTCCTGTTATCTTCTTAGTTCTAGTCTTAGTCTTCCTCCATATCCAAAGAATCCATAAGACTGTGGATTCACATTGTCAGATTTTCTTGTTCTTTTTTATTCAATGATTGTTTAATTGTTGCTCAAATACCAATCCCCGCAATGGTTATTAATATCGTTTCTATATTTCCTAATTTTCTTTTCATAAAAGATATATCATTTTCATATCTTTCTAAGATTTGTAGTAATTCTGTTTTATCCATTTCGTGTGGTTTTAAATAATAAATATATACTCTATTTGGTTTGGTTCATACTGTTATAGGTTTTATTTGGTTAAAAGGTTATATATTAAGTCTATACATTCTTCGCTTTGGTCTTCTATTGGTCCACGTTTATTGTTCCAGTATAACATAGTTCAAGCCTCTATTCTTTCTTGCTTGCGAACACTTCATCATACATCATTCTGCTCTATCCGGTCCAGACAATCTCATATCATTACTGGGTGTCAGATTATTTTATATTTTCTATCTATTATCATAATATCTCCAAAGTTTCATATAACCTCTATTCAATTTTCTGTTCAATCAAATTCAAATCTTTCTGTTATAAATTCAATATATCATTCTAAAGCCTTGTTTATCATATCTGCATTTTTATTTTTAATCTTTGATACCGATATTCTACATCAAAAACTAAGTGTCTTATCTGCTATCACTTCATAAATTTTATCTATCTTCTTTTGTTTATCTCATTTCTTCATCCTCTAATATCTTATATTTTATATACATATATATATCTCTAATATTCCATCGTTTTCATGTATATTTTATATTTAATTTCATGTGTAGTTTTTAGACATAATAAAATACTTAGCATTTCTTTTTGGTTGCTAGTTTTGTATAGCATGATATGCAATAGGTTCACTCATATCATCTTTTCTTATATACCTTGTTTGCTTCTAATCAACATAAATTGCATTTCTTTTTTTCACAAGTTTTTCACATTTTGTGTGTAGTTTTTATTTATCTAAAATTATGTTTATTGCGTTCTGTTTGTTCCGCAGTTGCTACCATTCACATTCTAATATCTAATTCTCTCATAGCATAATTAGATCATCAATTTGCAATAATAGTAGCTTCTCTGAATCAGTAATACTGTCATTCAAATTTTATAGCTTTATCAAACGATTGTTGTAATCAGTCATTTATTTCTTTTAATCTAGAATTCTTTAGGTTTAATTCATCTATATTATATTCTCTAGTATCTAATTTTTTTACTAGGTTTTCTATTCTTCTTTCTAGTTCAATTTTTGTAGCCATAATGTGTGTAGTTATTTAATATAAAATGTTATATATTTAATCGTATTGTTAATTTTTTCCAAATATTAAGTTTTATATTTTGTATGTTTAAAATATATCTTTTATATAGGTTTGCTTTCCAAAGTCTTGTAGCCCTACCAGCACTATTCATATAAGATCTACTATAACGATCTTTATTTGTTTTCCACCATTCTCTCCTAGCTTTAAGATGCTTTTGATAAATATCAGGATGTATAACACAAAATATAGTAGAAATTACTACACCATATCTAAATGCTAGATGTTTATAAGTATACGATCAGGTTTTGTAAAGTTTTCTGATCTCTACTTTGTCATCTTTTGATAGTCTTACCCTTCTGTCTTTACCCTTTTCCTTGTCCATTGATTTTTTCATAAAGCTTCTTCTTGTTAGTGTTTTTTTAATCATTGTCATACGATTTATAATTTAAAAGGTTATTTTAATAGGTTATGATCTTTAAGTAGTTTAAGTATTTTCTTCTTCTTTATATATCCATCGAACTCTCAAAATTTGCTTTCTATAAGATCTAGGTCTAATGGATCTATTTTTGGTCTATGATAATCTAATAATTCTTCCATTGTCATTGTTATTTCTTGCTTTATATGTGTAATATTTCAATTCTGATCAAATGTATATGTTGGTTTTCACATTGTGTGTATTTATTCTAAATAAAATCTTCTAGGTGCATAACTCATACATTTCTCTCAATTCTCTCAGTCAGCACGATCAGGTCAATAAAATAGAGATCCTCAATTTCTTTTTTCAAAGCAATACTTAATTTGGAATCTTCGGTCTGTATAGTATTGATCAGGTATATCATGGAATCTATCATTCATCTGACATAGTCAATATGCATGTCATCCATCTCATACTTTATTTGGATCTCGATCATACCATTCACATTCATTTAATACAACTTTGTTCATTCATCATAATTTATACGTTTCATTGATATATTCTTGTCTTGGATCATCTTTTGGTCGCCATGTTTTGTATAATTTCTTCTCTTTTACCAGTTCTCTTTGGACTGGTTTTTCTAAAATAACTGTTTGTACATTCGTTGTAGTAGTTACTATCATCTGTGATTCTCAATACACTAAATTCCATCGAGCGATCACTAATATGATCAAAATAAATACTAATCCTAAAATAATCTTAGTGTTCAGATTTTTCGGGTCATGTAACATCATCTAATTTAGATTCTAAAGTATCCTCTGTGGATACAGGTATTTTATTCTCCCCCAAAGAGCAGTCTAATTTACTTTCTGCCATCCATTCAATAACCATCTCATCTATATCTACCTCCTTTAGTACAGTTACTAATTTGGAGTATACATGCACAGATAGTCTTTCTTCTTGGTATGCATATAGATATGTTTTATCATATCCTACATATTCCATAACTTTTGTGCGGTTTATTTTCATAAATGGATATGCTAATTTTACTTCTGCTATAATGTTTTGTACTATAGCTATACACAGTTCTTTGTTCATACAATTTATAATGAATTAAATCTATTTCAACTCCAATATATTATTTGTTTCTACTAATACAAGTAGAATATTACTTTTTCTGATAACCAAAAGTTTCCATATAAAGAAAAACCTACCTTCCCTTAGGAAGATAGGTCTTCAATCATGACTATTGTCAAATCGAAGTTTCCGCACCTATTTGATATATTAATAGGATTTAATTGCAAGAGAAAAAGAGCAGATATAAAATCCACTCTTTCTAGATGTAACACCTCCTTTTCTATTAGTTAATACTAATAATAGTTCAATATACGAACTAATTACAATATATTAGTCTAATCTTTAATTGCAAGAGATCTATAAATCATCACTGCTGTCTCTTTTCTAGTAGCAGGCTCATTTGGTCTTTCTCAATTAGTGATTCCAGCTTCGATAGCTTTTTGGAACTCTCTATCAAAACTTAATCTACTAATTATTCATGTATCATCTTTATCTATTATAACATTTTTAGAGAACATTTTATCAAAGTATTCATATGGTACAGTGAAATATCATCCATCTCATCGATCTTCTCAGAAAGAATTAGGACATGTAAATCATCTGTTATTATATCAATCAATTATAAATGCATGTCATCCTCAATTTCATAGCTCTGCTACTCATGAAGCTCATGATTTTCTCCAATCAAATTTAGATGATCAGGTATATATTATGAATCAGTTATCTATAGCATTCTTACATCATTCCATAGTATCCGCTCTCATATATCCTTCAATCCAATTGTTTTTAATAAAGAATTTCATCATCTTTTGGAGTGTAGATCCTGTATTTGGTCGTCATCTAGTATTTTGATAAACGTGCCATCTATACATTGGATTTAGCTGTTTGAATTCTAGATCTTTTTCTAGATATTCTGCTACGTTGTTTGCATTATATGCACTACATAATGAATATTCTGTACATGCTTTATATGTACTTGTTTGATCAAATTGATCTCGTATCTTCATTACCTTTCTATCTCGAATAGGCTTTTGTGATTTTCACATTCAATATTCTTTCATATATAGATCCTCATATGAATAATCTCTTGAATCTGCTTGATCTACTGCATCTAAATACAGTTCTAGGTTTTCTAACATTTCGTGTGGTTTTTAGAAAATTAAAATTATTTAATTTTGTGGCTTGCCTTAAATCTTCCTATAATAACAATTATTGCTGATGCAGTTGTTACCATACTCATAATTGCTTGCATAATCTGTGCTTGGAATTCTGCTGAAATAGATAGATCAGGATTTCCTGTTACTGTTGCAACAAAACCCATTATACTAACCAATCCTGCTACAACTCCTGCCCATACTGTTTTACTTTTCCATCGGTTTTTATTAGTTTTCATGTGTAATTATATCAAAGATTAAAAATTATACTTTTGGATTTGCATCTAATATTTTAACTAATTCGTGTCTTTTTGTACAATCTGGGAATCTTTTACATCCCAAACATTCACGTATAAGTCTATGTGTTTCTACTATTACATCTTCTGTAGATGTTCACATAAGCATATTGAAATCGCCTACTGTTTCTACATCAAAGTTTTCGCATCATTTATTCATATTATTTTCATCGCTATTAAAATCTTTAGGACTGTAGTGTTTACTTAATCATGGACTAAAATGCATCTTTTCTGACATTATCTTTTCTTAGCTAGATCAACTAGGAATTCAACTCATGCACTTGTTTCAATAATAGTTTTTGAAATTTCCTTAACTTCTAGAGTTAATTCTTTTCTTTCAATAGATTCTTTTTCAATATTAATTGCATTTACTGTTACCTGTCTTGATAATGATCAAGCCTGAACTCCGTAGAATATGGCTCATCAAACAACAGTTACAAGTATTGAAATGATCCCTAATGCATTGAATTTTCTTTTTCTTTCTGTCATTGTTATGAAAGATATAAAATGAGTTTCTTATTCTTTGTCTAATATCTTGATAGCTCTTTTTGCTGTTTTTGCAAGTTGTAGTTTTGGCATCTTTCTTTTTCATAGTTCTTTGTTTACTTTATCTAATTCAACAGATGCTGTATCTATAGTATCTATTGCTGTTGCCCCTAGAGAATTCAATTCTGCTAGAGGAGTGTCTGTATATTTCATAATGATAGATCTTTAATAATATAAATTAAGAGTATACTGATAATATGTTTACATATACTGGTACTGCTAATGTGTCAGCATTTCATCCTGTTGTGTTTCTATATACCATAGCAGATACTGTATCTCATGGTCCATAACCTGTTCCATCAAATACAAATTCATGTTTCTCAGCTTCAAAATCTGTATGTATTCAAGCTGAGAATACTGTTTCATCAAATTCAGATGGTCAACCGTCTCATTCATACCCATCTGTATCATTTACCCTTTGTAGTCCTAACCCTCGAAGTATATCTCATCCTGATGCACTAGAATATGTGAAATGGATCTCAACTTTAATATCTCTACCTGCTATATAGTTTTTTGGTAGCTCAAAGTTTGTGAAAGCCATAGCATTTATATCATTTGCATCATCGAATCATAAGAAAGATCGTCTTCCACTCAATGAAGCTCATGTCGCCGCCGTTGTGGTTATCCCGTTTACGGTGCTGGCTCATCAAGGCATATTATAAGCATATGCTTGATATAATGTTTGGTATGTTGTATCTAATATTAGCTCCTCTCTTTTTGCTCCATCTCAGATCTTATATAATAGATCATCTGATTTTGCGTATGTTTTAACATATCAAGATTGAGCATTTGCTAGAGCTACTGCATTTGCTAGTAATTCTAGTTCATTGGTTCTTTGTCCCATTTTTTAAAAGATTATTTTGTAAAAGTTGAAGCAGTTTCTCGAGTAGATCACGATAGGAATTGAACATCTAACTCTCAGCTAATATTTATTGCAAATTGTCGTGAGCTTCCATTATCTGTCATCCTCATAACTCAACCAGTCAATTCCATTATTGGAGTTTCAATTGTTATATCTGTATTTGCACTCATATATATTTCATCTGTATCAGGTGTTGGTACTCATCACATACTATATCACATGTATATAGGTAGATTTCCTCAATCTAATAGTAATCAAACATTGTTTCTAGCTTGCACTGATACTTGATCACTTCATATTGCTACAACTCATGATGTTACCAATAATCTTTCTCAGAATCCTACACTTGCAACTTTAAGATTAATCTCTGTATTTGCTCATATATTTACTTCATCTGTATCTGGTACTGTTTGACTGTCATAATAACCAATAAATACCGGTCATTCTTTTGATGATATATACACTCATTCAGCTCACGGACTATCTGCGATTGCTATATAACTATCGTTTATACTTGATTGTATTAGTGTTGGAGACATAAGTATTTCAGCTCATTGTGTTGTCAAAGTTACTCAACTTTGCCCTCTAACTGTTGCTATTTTTGTCGTAGTATCATATCCTATTTCGTTTCTAGTTGCTGGTAGTCATGGAGTATACATAGCAAATCAATTGCTATTGAAAAACATTTCTCCAGCTCATCCTGCATAAGAGAAAGCTCAATTAGACATTGATAATAGATCACTAGCTCAATTCAAAGATACTTTTCGATCTTTATTTAGAACATCCATCTCCATATAAGATTCATCAAATCATGCATCGTATATATCTCAAATTATTATTTCGTTTGCAGTATCTCATACTGTTATATTATCTGATGAGTTGATAGATACATCATCTGTTGTTACTGTTACAAAAGTGTTTGCATCAGTTGAAGATTTAATCCTTGTATATGTACTATCTATCAAAGTATTTAATCATCATGTTATAGTAAGACTGTTTCCTCCTGCACTTATTGTTCTATCAGAAGTTAAAGTTCAATCAATATTATATATATTTTCGTCAGCAGGTACTTCTGCTAAAGTTATATAATTTAAAGGATTTGTTGTATAGTAATCTCAACTGTTTGCTAACAATAAGTAAGGAGATAGAGAACTAGCAATGTTTGCATCATAATAAGTTCAGCTATCTATAGCAAAGTTAGTATCGTAGTAATTTCCACTATTTGCTATTGTTAAGTATGGCAATAATGAACTTGCTATAGTATTATTATAATAAGTTCAACTATCTGCTACTAATAGATAATCAGCAGAAACTGCACTCCATACTGGATCTGTTTCTGTTGTTAAATATCATAATCAATATACGAATCCACTTATTGCATTTTGTGTTGCTCCAAGTGTTGTACTATTTGCAACAGTGCTTGCTAAAATATTTACATCATTTATTCTATATTCTGCTCAGTTTGTTACATTTAAGTTATCTGTTTCTATATCAAAACTATCATTAGCATTGTCGAAAGTTCGTCAATGTTGATTGTCTCAACTCAATAAAGTACCACCTCAATTTGCAGTTATATCAGTCGCCCCTGTTATTACTCACAAGAAGATATTTTTATCTTCTACATCTAAATTTGTTGAATTTATATATGTTGCAGTTCCATTGAAAAATGTGTTTCAATTAAATACTGTATTGTCGGAAAAAGTCTTTATTCAATTTATTTCTTCGTCTCATTCTAGATGTACATAGAATCAACTTGCTGTCTCAATTTCTCAATCTACATAATCTTTGTTTACTAAAGATAATCCTGTATAAAAAGAACTATAATCAGTATTTTCTGTCAATCAATATCAGTGCATATCTACTTTTTGTGCATAAGGTATATCGTCTCATTGATAATTTAGAGTTGGGTAGAAATTTTCTATACCAAAACCTCATTTGTAAGCACCACTATATACTTGAAAAAGTAATTCGTTTCAACCAATATATCAGTTTATCTCCATTGTAGGCAATCAAGGTACTCAATAATTAGACCATTGTATACTACCCTCACTTTCTAATCGTACAGGTCAAGTAATTCTAGTTGCTTCTGTATTTCAAGCTAAAGGTAAAAAATCTCATGTTATAGCTCAAATACTATTATCTACATAATGTTTATTTACTAAAGAATTTCCTGTAAATGTAGCAGAATAATCATTAAGATAAACTATTCATTCAGGACTCGTTCTATTGTCGTACATTAGCATGTGTCAATCTTCAGATGTTGAGTTTGTTGGAGATTTGATTACTAAAGCAGTGTCAGAGTTTTCATCGCTTATCTCCCATTCATATCCTCATATTTTTATTTGGCTTGATGTTGCTCATCAATCATCTTCAATATATGTAGCTCAAAGGTCTACATGTATATATCAGTCTTGTGCTATTTGATTTGTTATTGTATCTTGCCAAGTTTGTAAAGTAGAAGCATCTACTATTTCTCCATCTACATATCACTTATCTACAATACTTCTATCTACCATAGTTCAAGAATAATCAGCATAATATTGTAATCATAATGGAGTTGCCTGTCAGTCATGCCAAACTGCTCATAAATCATTAAAGTCAAAATTTCAAGCTAGTGGAGAATTTAATTGCATTCTATCTGACTGAAATTTGAACTCTGCTCAGTCAAATTCTATCTCAAAATTATTAGCTCAATTAAATCATAGAAAACCTAAATTAGTAAAGTTTAAAATATTTCAAGAAGCATCTATAGTCCTGCTCCCTAATAATGTTCCGTCTGCTGTATATATTGTATCAGGAGTAGCAGATAATATTTCAGCATCTACATATCATTTGTCTATAAGTGTTCTTGCATCATAATTTCCTGAATAATCAGAAGCATAGTTTATTCCTTTGCTTCAAAATGCATCATTAATTTCAGCAACTCAGTCAGTTACTGTCATATCCCAATTATTAGAGTATAACTCTATAGATGTTGGATGTGTTGCTAAATAATTATCAATTCATGCATTTGATATTGCATTTAATCAATCTCCACGAACATAGAAATTGTTTCAGTCATTATATATATTTGTGCTTTTTGTCAAAGTTCCTCACATTTCTACTGTATTTACAGTTTTTGTAAGTCCATTATCAGCTAACACTTGCCCACCTGTTATATATGCAAGTGGATTTGTTGTGTAATAGTCTCAACTATTTGCTACTAATAAATAATCTCAGCTATTTGCTGTCATATAACTTCTTAGATTTTCTGCTGTGATTTTTGCTTTCGCACCTGTGTTAGATGTCTCTAGCAACATTAAATCTGCATCAGCTGGTATTGTTACCGCTGTGTAATTTGTAACGTAAGGTTGTAATATTATAGCGAAAGCTGAACCTAGTATCATAACAGGTAGCAATCACATTAATATCTTTTTAAATAGTTTCATTGTTTGAAAAATAATTATATAAAATGCTATACGGCTGTTATACCTAGATTTCAGTTTTCTATTTGTAGATTATATTTTGTAGCAGTAACTGTATCTACAAGTTGAACTACTGTTGCAATTTCTGTTTCTATCCAATCTGAATCTAATAAATCGACTCCTGCTAATTGATTAGTAATTAGTTTGTAATATTTTTGGTCATCTACTTTAAATCAAACCATTCATACCCGTCTTTGAGTAATTGTAAGTTCGTTTCTTTGTGTGCTGTCATCCCAATAAGTCTTACGATCTAATGGCAATGCACTATTCTCCACCATTGGAGATCCGAGTTGTATTCATGCAAAATCTACCATTAGAAATTATAGTTATTGATAAAGGCTGTCTGACTTGTGTCTGATTTTATTTGGTATATGTTATATGATGTGGCATTTCAATCCCTTGTTGTATAAGATTTTGTAAATTTATCATAGTTTGAAATAGTTTCAAATCAGTTTCAATCTATAATAGATGTTAAATCTCCATATGATGCAGGATATACAAATATGTTTCTTGCGTTTGTGAAAGTATCTGTAATTGCCGTATCTTCCTCAGGTCTAGTTTTTTTCGTAGCTAAGACTGCTTCGATACTTGCAAGATCTGTTCGATTCAAGTAATCGTCTGCTACTGAATTTCAACCATACATTGGATATACAAAATTGTAAGTTCTAGATCATATTTTTGTTACTGGCTGATCATCTTTAACTTCACAACTAAATGTTGTTGTTTCACTAATTGCTGGAGCTTCTATAAATGTTTGTGGACTTGTTAGATTTGCTCATGTTTTTGTGTCTATCAAAACTCCTCATCTTTTAAATAATACTTCCTCTACAGGATGTATAGGATTTTGAGAATTCACAAAAATTGCAGAAAGTGTAGAAGGTGCTAGATCTACTCAATTTTCATAATATGTATTATAGGTAGGCGATGTTCATAAACTTGCTGATAGCTCTATAAATGGATATAAGAACCTATCTAATAGAGATGTTACTGGCTCGTCAAATGGTCAGCTTCATGCTGGCAATCCTCAAACCGCAACATTATCAACAGTTGTATTTACATATTGATCAGCAGTATTTGGAATATGTGTCCAAACATATCCATCCCAAAGTATCCAATCTCAAATTTCTACCGCTCATACTGGTGCTGGCAATGTACCTGCAACAGAAATTATATAATTCGCAGATTCTCCTGCTGTTACTGTTGGAAAAGCTCAACCTGATGCATCTCGTGGAAGCAATGCTTCTGCTGATGCTCCTGCTATTAATACCCAATCTGCTCAATCCCGTTTTCTTACAAATCAATCTGCTAATACTGTTCTACTGTCTCCTACAACATTTCATGTTGATGGTAGAGATCAAACATCTGTAACAGAATCTTTCCAAGTAAGATTTCATTGTTGTGCAATCGTTACTTGATAATTTTGAATCTGTTGTTCTGATTCATTTTCTTGTTGTGGTCTAATTACCATTTTTAAGTGATTACTAAGTAAATGTTATTTCTTTTTAGAGAGAGAACCTAATATTCTCCCTCTTTTATTTTTGGTTTTTGCTTCTTTAGATTTATCGTCTTTTTCAATAATTTTTGCTAGGATTTTATCTCGTGTTTGCATGTGTTATGTAGGTTGTTTAGTAAAGATTATTAAACGTTGTTATATTCTTTTATAGTTGGAGTTCATCCTCATCCTACAAAGAATAGTTTAGTCATATCATCTTTTACATATCATTGAAATCATTGTGTAAATGCTGAATCTGGTCATGCATCTATTCATGTGTCAGTAAATGATGTTATATCGTATGCTATTGATAGATTATATTGTCTTATATAGTCATTTGTATGTTGTATAAACGCATTTGATCATGAGTTTGCAAAGTGGTATGGTCATAATAATGTCAATGCACTTGTAAATGTCATTGTTGAAATATCGTATGCTACTGATAATGCATAAAGGTTTGATTGTACTCATGATCATCTATTTGCAATAACTATCATTTCTGTACCATCATCATTAAATGATATTGAATATAATGCAGTAAATGTATCTGAATATGATTGTAAGAATACTGATGTTGTTATATCGTATGCTACTGATAGATCATATTCATGTATGCTAAATGATGATCAACTTATATACATTTTTGTTCATGTAGCATTAAATTGTATTCATTTTATTAATGTTGATTTTGCAGAAATATCAAACTCATTGGTATATGTTGCTGTTCAAATATCCCATGCAACACTCATTGTATATCTAGCAACTACATCATTATTTCAATCTCAAATATAGAACTCTAACCCATCAGGCTTGAAAGTTACACATGAAGCATTTGCCAGATTAGTTGAAAGATCTATTGTGTCTCCTATAGCTATATTAACTAATAAATCAGTAAATCATCCTCATGAAGTATCATCTAAACTTGTTGTGAATAACATATTCCATTTTCATGAAGTTGAATTATACATAAAGTATGCATATAATACTTTATTTATTGTTGTAGTAGCTGGCATTGCTCCTTCATAATCAGAATCCCATGTAATAGCTCTTTGAGTACCATTATCTTTAATTCTAATCATAAGGCTGTCTCAATTTCATCCCACAATACTATTTATTGTAACTGCTGTTGCTAGTTCTATAATATCTTCTTCTACGTTTGCTCATGCAGTTGGAGTAAGACTTGTAGTAGTTGTTCTTGAAACATTTACTTTTTTGTTTGCTAATCAACTTAAATCTTGATCTCATGTATTTACTCATGATTGGTTTGCAAGATTTGATTTTTCAGCATCTGTAAATGCATTTGTATCTGCATTATTTTCATAAGCAGTTTTAACGTTTGCATCTGACATATCTCCAGTATTTGTATTTGTTTGGTTGTCTAAATTAGTTTCTTGTGCATCTGTCATATAATTATGATCTGTAGTTTCTGCAATATCGTCTGCATCCAATACAACTACTCATGTTTTTGCATTTACACTTGTTACTGGTGCTGTTCCACCTCATGGAAGATTATCAATATCTACTTTCTTTTTAGTAAATCAATCAGCTGAATCTTCTATAACTATCATATCTCATGCAACAGGAGATCATTTCTCAGTTATTGCATTTATTTCTCATGCTGTTGCTTTATGGATTGCAGTAGTATCTACTCAACCTCCTCAACCTCATCCCAATTGCTCAAATGCATCTTTTGATAGATCATAAACTACCTCCATGTATTCATCTGCTGTTATTGCAGATACTCATGTCAATGTTTTTGCTCCTAATCAATTGATGTTTATAGTTACTATTCATGCTCCAATTTCATGGAAATTTATTAATAACTCTACTCTATCCATATCAGCATAAGCAGTTTCTCTAGGTATAGTTATAGCATAACTAGGTGCTGTTCCCGTAGTTAGAAATGCTTGGTTTTTAATGTCTTTCGCTTGTACTTTTGTGTTCATTTTAAAAGGTCTTTAATAATAAAATTAAACTGTTGGGTATATAACTCTAATATCTCATCATCCAATACTTGGACTAAATGTTATGATGCTTCATGCTATAGTTCGATCAACTCATTCAAATAACATTGTTCATGAGTCTGTGAATACCTCTATCCCTTTTGTAGAAGTAGGTGCATTTGTCAGAGTAATCCCAGTTGTTATTGCTGTGAATATTTCGTATACCATATCTATTTGTTGCTGTGCGACATCATATCAAGTCCAAATTGCAACACTCCCCTGATTCACAAGAAAGGTTACTATGTTATTTAATATAGTTCGATCTACAGTTTTAAATAATCTTATTCCTGAATCTGTGAAGATCTTTAAATTATCATCATCCATAGGAGTATTTGCCAATGTGATTCATGTTGTTACAGATGCAAAATCTTCTTTAACAGATGTTACAATATCTCCATCACTATAATATCTTACATATATATTTATTCATCCTAGATCATAAACAGGAGTTACTGTACCTCATGATATAGTATAATCGACTCCTTCTTTTAATAATGTTCAAGAATCTGTATATACAAAAGCACAACTACTATTAGTAGGTGTTGCTGATAATGATAATGGTGCTGTTGTAACACTTGTAAATGGATCTAATTGGAAATCTATATTTGATGGTAGACTTCAAACAACTATAGGTGTTGCTGTGCTGAATTCTAATCCATCTACAGAAGCTTTTACAGTTACCATTTTTGTTCCTTGTCATACATATGATGCAGGAGTATCTATCAAGCTTAGAAATGTATCTTCTACAAATTCTAATGCTGTTGCTCATGCATTTACTCTTACTTTTTTAAGAGCTTGTGATGTATATGCTGATGGTGTATCTGTTAATCATAGAAATGTATTTGTGTCTAGGATTTCTATAGTAGCAACTCATACAACATCAGTTACGTTTACTGCTCATATGAAATTCATTATTTTTGCAAAAGATATGACAGTTACTCATGCCTTTTGTACCCTTAATCATAATAGACCAATTATGTCTCAATTCTCTCCTACTGTCATTTTATCTTACGATTACGGATAAAAGATCGCCCGCTGTTCCTGTTACAAAAAACTCATTCATTGTTGCAACATACACACTAAAATCCATAGTAAGTGTTTTTCATGGCAATAATGGATATTGTTTAGAAGCTGGATCTCCTGAGTTTTCTGATATATAGATTATATCTCAATTTGTATCTATGGATTTAATCAGAATTTGAGGAGTGTACCCCCTACCATATGCCTTTGTTATACCATCTGAGTCTAAATTGTTTGCTGTTAGATCTTCAACTCATGGATTTAGCCCATTAATATCCTGCTCTGATCAGGTCATAGTCATTGTTTTAATCATTTTCAATATTGGTACGAAGTAAATCAAATTCTGTTCTCAACTTTATGTGTCTTGTCATAAGCTGTTCGTTTCAAATTCTTTCATCGTGTAGTTCTTTTTTTAATCTTTCGTTTGCTTCTCTGATTCATTCTATTCATTGATCTTCTATATATTGATCTGATTTCTTATATTCTTTTATTGTGTAGTCTTCATATATTAGTTGATCAGTTATGTTTCAATCATGCATAATAATATTATCACATTCTACAGTTTGTAGACGTTTCTCATTCTTATGTATAATTCATCAATTCTTTATATAAACATAGATCATTGTTTTATATCTCATGAACTAAAATTTTAAAATGGTATTCTAATATTGCTTTTTTACCATTTTTTGAACTTACTCATATTCTTGGTGTAAATGATCCAAATTCAATTGATGCTTGTGGCATACCTATTGATTCTGCGTTTATATTAGTATCAGATTTTATGATAACTATATCTACTTTATAAGCTCATAGTCTCTTGAATTCTATTTTCTCTAATTCTACTATATTTTCACTAGCAGTATCTATAATTCAATCATATTCTTTGACAATAACCTCTTTTTCTATAGGTTTTTCAAATCTATCTATGATCTTTTCTAGTCTTGTTTCTACATTTCTTTCTAATTCAGAAATCTTTTTAGAAAAAATATCTAAATTTTTAGATAGATACTTGTCTAATTCTTTTGACTCTAAATTTTTAACTGCATCTTGTAATTCAGAAATTTTCTTTGTGAAAGATAATATAGCCACGTTTATTAATTTGTGGCTTTCAAGATGACTATTTTCTCATTCTCTTGGTGCTATGATTTGTGGAGCTTCCATATTACTTTTTTACCATTATAAAACCAATATCATTGTCTAGTGATTTTTACCACCCTATGTGCAGTGAAAGTTTTTTTCACATTAGGAATTCAGTAACTTTTTTCATATTTATCACTAAACCAGTTCAACATCTAATCTATATTCAAAATGTAAAGTTTCTCATGCATTCAATTTTATATGCTGTTCAACTACATCGAATCATTCTCAGATTATCACTTCCCTACATTCCAATGGTTGTGCTAGTAGTCTCTTTATAACATACAATCAGTCCTTTAATTGTGCTGAATATACGTTATCTGCAAATTGAAATTTCAGCTCATTTGGTAGTATAGTCTTCATTTTCTTATATTCTTAATATTTAAAAAATCAAGTTATTTTTGATGCTGGTTACGTTTTGATCTTCTCACATCGCTGATTATCTCATAGATGAAGAAAGATCGTAAACATAATGCAAATATAATTGCTAAAACTTCCATTTGATAAATTAAAGATCTAAATCTAAGTCAAGGTCTAAGTCAAGGTCAAGGTCTAAGTCAAGATCTAAATCTAATCAATACTCAGATTCTTTCTTTATTTTTCAGTATGCTTTTTGTTGAGATGCCTGTCATCTTCCAAAGTTCCAATATATATTTTTTCATACTATTGGTATTAATTGAAATGATTTCAAATCTTTATATGTTACTGGATCTCAATCTTTTACTAACCAATCATATACCTTTTGTAGATCATATGCTGGATATGTTAATATATCTAATGCTGGTATTCCAATCAATAGATCTTTTATCATAGCTCCCACTCATTCAGTTTTTGCTTGATATATACTATATTTTGAGAACATAAATAATTGTAATAGATTATCCATAAACTGCTCCTGAATTGCTCATGTTGATTTCTTTCATGTGATCATTCTATATAACCATGAACTATTTTTTCTGAATAAGAATATATTTTTTAATTCATCTTTCAGCATACCAAACAATATAATATATAATATTGATCTTATAGATTTTAATGTTGCTACAGGTGCTGAATATGTTTCATAATTCTTCTTGATCATATTTAATACATAATCAGTCTGCTTAATTGCAAAAGTTTTCAGAGTGTATAAATATCTCATTCCTCATGGATGATCCCAATATGCTTTTGTCATCTCTGTCTGACTTTGTGGCTGGATCTTACATAATTGAGCATATACATATTGTCTAGTATTTTTATTCTTTCTCTTATTTTTGAAATCATCTACAAGTTTTTCTACATGTTCTTCTGAATAATATTTGTTTAGAAAGTTCATAAACTTCTTATCTCATTTTTTTGTTAATTTTACTGCTTCATCAAATGCACTATTTAATATAACTTCTTTACCATATCTATCCATTTTTGTAAATCATGTTATAGTCAATAACCTAGTCAATAACTGCTCTGTGCTAGATTTTCACATTGGAACATCTGATGATATAGAGTGTACAACATCTGATTTTTTGAATATAGATTTTCAAAGCATAGCTCTTGTGAAATTCTTTGTGGCTGGCTTTACTCAATATTCTGATGCTCCCAATCATACGTCTCATAATTGTGTCATTGTACTAGCAAAATTACATATCTTTACTGTATATGTAAGTGCTTTTAATTTTTGTACCAGTTCTGTAGTAACATCTGAACCTATACGAGATACCATATATTTAATAACAATTTCTTCTTGTCATTTATCTACCAATCCATCTTTTACATAAGACTTAACTTTTTTAACTACCAATGAATTTAGTTCATCTTTTGTATCCCAATTTGATTCAAGGAATTTTACCATTGTTACCTTAGAAACATATTGATTCATATATTTAGACATACTTTCTCTCATGTTGAAGTAGAATTTTGCTGTCTCCTTTGTTAGAGTCTCCAAAACCCTCTTTTGAGTGAACGATAATTTTAGATCTGATCATTCAGGTCTTGCTCATGATATAAGTGCTATCCTTAGATCTTCTTTCTCCGCATCAGACATTTTCCCCCTGATCCTCTCTACTCTTTCTACTGCATTTTCTATGTGTCCTCGTAATTCTTTATCTGTTTTAAAGTGTTCTAATAATCATTGCCTATCTTTGATCATAGATGCCCAATAATTTTCTTTATATCAAACTTCTATTCCAGCTTCGATAAGATCCATATATGCTTCATCAAAGAATTTTAGAGCTTTATCAAACCCTGCTGGTGCTAATCCATATGATTTTAATATCTCTTTAGATGTCTTGAAATCTTGTCATCTTGCTGATAACCATAATTTTAAGAAATCTGCCTTTTCTCTATCTTCTAATACTCATAAGAATTCTAGAATATTCTCAGTCTTTGCTAGAGCTTTTCTAGTTCATCTTTTTAATTTCTTTGTAGGTTCTATTTTATCTTCTCTAATATCTATAGTTTCATATAATTTCATAACTTTATCTTCTTCCTCAAAATCTACTTGATCTTTGAAGTCTTGTCGTAATTTTGGAGATCTATTTTCTATAATTGTTCCTCATGGTCTAAAAGTTCATCTCATATATTGTAGAACTTCTTTCATAACCTTAAATCTACCATGTCATAAGATCATAGTAGCTTCGTCCTCATTTACTGCATTATCATCATAATATGTTTCGTTTATCTCTTTATTAGGAATCAATAATTCTTTGTTGATGAAATCTTCTGATTTACCATATCAATCTTTAAGTATCTGTGATTTTTTTAATAGATCTTTTCATCTCAATATATTCTCTACTTCTGATATTTCATTTCATCTAGCTCTAGATTTTAGCATTGCTCAACCAAATATAGATACTCATTTCTTTTGCTGTTCTGTTAGATTTGCTCATTTAAGATCTCAAAGATTTACTCAAAATACTGTGTCAAATTCTTCTTTCTCTTTTTTTGGTAGAGATTCAAAAAATTCTGCTGTCTCTAATATATCGTTATTTAATATTGTATTTATCTCTTTTACATCCATAGGATTAAGATCCTGAGTCAATGGATCTGCATTTGCTTCTGATCTTTTTGTATATTCTTCAAATTGTTTATCGAAAGATTTTCTTGAATCTGATTTCATTTGTCTATCATCAACCATTTTATCATACATATCTACTGCTTCGTTTGCATCTAATTCAAATTCTTGTCATATAGATTCTATAAGACTTTCTTGGTCTTTTCTCCATGATTTGCTTTGTTTATCAGAGTGTGCTTTATCAACTTTCTTTCATGCAACAGTTCATATCAACTGCTCCCTAGCTTCCATTTTTTGTACTCTCTCAACATAATTATTGTATGATCTTGTGTATGGATCTGTTTGAAGTTTATAATATGTTTTAGCAGAGCTAGGTATCTTTGAGCTACTGAATCATTTTACATCTTTGAATTTTCCTTCGATCATATCATCAAATAATTGGTTGATTGATGCTCTATCAATTTTCATTGCTTGAAAGAACTCAAAAACTTGTTGAAAGAAATCCATAACTTTCTCAATAAATCAATCTACTCATGTTGATCTTTTTAATTCAAAAGCTTTTATTTGTCATCTTCTAGCATATACTCAAAAAGATTCAGCAAGTCGCTCCTCAGCAATAAGTTGATTATCTGTATCTAAATATATCATTGCTTCTGCCAATAACTCTTTTCTTGTTTTTGTATCTGTTAATCTAAATAATCCATGAAATAACTCATGTTGTGCTGTAGTGTCAGTAATATCTTTTGCTAATGTAATTGTATTTTTGAAAAATGATCCTAGAGCTTCCTGTCAATCATCAGTAAATATCTTGTCAGTGAATTCAGCAACAAATCAAGCATTTTTTGCTTGTTTTTCTATTAGTTTTCGCCCTTCTGTTTGTGATATTTCCTTTGCTAATGGACTCTTAAAGACATAAGCTTTGTCTACCGCTTCAAAATATTTCTCATCGTCTTTTAATTCTTTTTTCTTGTCTGTAGTTGATTTTTTAAATGCTACTACTGGTCATTTATCTTCTTCTTTTAGATCAAATTGTATCCATTCAGCTCAGTCTGACTCTACTATTTCTGCATCTTTTCTTGTTTTTTGTATATATGGTATTAATTTTCTATCATAGAAATCTACTACTGTTTTTTGTTCATCAGATAGGTTTTCATATTGCTCATCTCGATCTGATCATTCAGTATCTCATGATGATTGAAATTCCTCATATGCTCATTCTTTGAATACTGTAATATTTCAATCATTATTTGCTACAACCATTCAATATCACATATTTTCAAGTGTATCTAATACTCTCATTTTTCTATCATGATCATCTTTCGTATATCTATCTTCTTCTACCCACTCCTCAAATTCATTTTGTAGATTTTCAGTTACATATTCTGATTCAGTTAAATCTCATAGATCTGTATCAGGATATTGAGCTTTCAAAAACTCTGTAGCATCATAATCGTCAAGATTCTCAAACAAATTATCAACTTCTTCCTTTATAAATTCTTCAACAGTTGTCTCAAATGCAAACTCTGAGTCAGAAATTACTCCATATCAAGATCAATCTCAATAAACTGTTGTAACAATTACATTTCATAAATCTCATTCATGCTCATCTCATACCTCTAATCATTCAGGCATTTGTCATCCTGTTTCTAAGTATCATTGAATTTTTGCTACTGTCTTTCAAACTGGTATTTGTACTGATTCTGCTCCTTTGCTTTTAGATTCTCTTATAAATTCTTTTACTAATCTTTCATGTCGTTTACTTTTATAATCTTCAAATTGTTGCAATTTAGTTATTTCTTCTTCTGATGCATTGTCTATATTATCCTGCTCGTTTTTAATTTCTTTCTTGAAATATATAATCTTTGCTTCTATATTAGCTTCAACAAAATCAATTAGTTGGTCAATCGTCTTCTCAACATGAACACTTCCTTTTTGATGTTCTAAAAGATCTGATGCTAATGATCTTAATATATATGTCTCAACTCTTAGTTCCTTTGCAGATTCTATCATTATATTTTCTGATACCTCTCTTTCCTCTAAAGATCTATTGAATAACTGATGTTTCTCATCTATAATCTCCTCTGCTATTTCTTTATTGTCTCTAAGCTTTTGTAATGTATCTATTTCAATATCTAATCTTTTTAATTGCTTTGTCGTTTCCTTAACATAAAATTTTGAATCATGGAGTTTACTATCTCATTCATATCTTCTTCATTGCATTAGATCTGACTGCAACTCAATTAATCTTATCATATTATCCTCCTCTATTTCTTCTATCCTTACATGTCAAAAATATGACTCCGTATCATTTCCAAAGTGAGATCATGATGCTTTTGTTTCATATGGAGATTCTAATAGCCATGTTGTCTGAGCTTTTGTTTCATATGGAGATTCTAATAGCCATGTTGTCTGAGCTTTTGCTTCTACATATCTACCTGATTCTTTATATTCTTTGCTGTTTCCATCTATTAAATAATTATAGTCTGCAAATTTTCTAGATTCCTTTACGTTTAATGGCAATAATTTATCTTTAAATTTCTTTATAAATTCTATTTTACTAACCTTTTCTCATTCCATAGAATCCAATATTTCTTTTGCTATCCTAATTTCAGGTCATTTATATCATCTGTTAAGCATTCACTCTAACATCTGTCTTGATACAATATCCTTTTTACTTGATGTCTTTAGATCTTCTATAAATTTTGTTGTTAGTTCTTTTTTTGAATTATCTCGTCTTTTAGTTTCTAGATCTTGGTATATTTTATCATATTCTTTATTAACATTATTATATTTATCAAAAACTTCTATCTGTCTATTTATTATATCTTTTGATCTTTTTGGTAATCTATCAAAGAAATCAAAGTCTGTTAAATTTCTTGCAATAACCTCATTGAATTTTCATTCTTCTAATACATCAGTTAAAGTAGATATTCAAGGTCAATATCATTTCTTATCAATATTTAGAGCTTTCAGATCATCATATACAACAGAAATCTCCTCGTCTTTTACTTTATATTCATCATATAGATCTGTTCTTTTTTGTCTTTTTTCTTGATGAGTCTTCTCTAATTCTTCTTTATAATTGAATGTTTTTTCATTTGCTTCTCATTCTTTTATTTGGTATTTTTGTTCCTCTACTCTTTTTCCATCTATCTTTTTAATTGCTTCATCTCTTTTATTTTGTTTGTTTATTTGAGATTGATTTACTCATGCTTGTATAGATCATGGTAATCATATTCAGAAACTTGTTAATCATGCTTCAACAAATAGATCCCAATTTTCTTTTAATGTACTCCAATCTCTATCTGATCACATAATTATAGCAATCGCATCTTGTAGATTTGATTGTGCTACTTCTTCTGCTCATTCAAATCACATTGTTTCAGCTAATTGTTTTACTGCACTTAATAATGCAGGTCATGATTTTCATGTTATAGCTTTCTTTATAGTTAATGGAGATAGAGCTATTTCCATACCTTTTCATTCTATGAAAGATGATATTAATCAATACATATTTGCTAATATATCTTTTGTTCATGGATCTAGATCTTTTGTTGCTGGATCAGTATTTAGATCTTCTAACATTGAATTTGATTCTAATGGAAGAAATGCCATTCCTCATGCTGTAGGACTCTTTGTTAAAAGAGTTACAAGGACTGGTCAAATATTTTGTCATATAACTGATACAAGCTTATTTCAGACTGTGTTTATATCTCATTCATATAATGCTTTTAGCATAGATTTCTGATCTGTTTTAGATTGAAGATCATCCAATCGTGGTCTATTATCAAAAAACTTTGTTTCTTGTTCTTTTATTGCATCAACCACTGTATTTGATCATTTATTTATAAGTGATTCTACAGTTTTTTGCATACTAGAACTTAATGAAGCATTTAATATTGATCATACAGGATTAATACTAGATCATATATATTTTCATATAATTCATCATTTTAATGAATCGGGTAAATATTTATCTATAAATCATGCTGGATCTGTAATTAGATTTCATGCAGATCTTATATTTGGTCATGCAAGTCATTTTGCAGTATCAAATCACATACGAGCTACTGAACCTTTTAATATTTGTGCTTTTTGTTCTGCTGATCATGCTAGATTTCAATACTCTTTAAATTCTTCTTGTTTTTCTGCTCTAACTTCTTCTTGTGGTCTAGCCATATCTTGTACTGGATTCCATCGTTTATTTGTGAAAGAGTTTTTGGTTTTTTCAAAAAAGCTAGGTGCTTCTGTTATTGAAGCAAGTCCACCTCTATCCTTAGTACCTCTAACATATCATTTTCATTCAGTTCAAACTAATGATTGTTTTGGTTGTGTAGGATTAGATCATAACATAGCATTCACTCATCATTGCTGTACTTGTGATGTCTGTGTAGGTACATCATTTTCTCAATCAAAAATATCTATTACTTTATCTTTAGCTTTATTGAAGAAATCAAATAATCACATATATATTTGTTTTAGCTATCTAAAATTTCTCATCTTCTTCCTCGTAATCAGAAGAACCATGATCATTTAATTCATGCTTTTTTTAACAATTGTTTTTGAACCTTCTCAGGTATTCATCATAATAAACCTAGAATTTTTGTATTTTGTTCTTCTTCTGTACCTCATCATGACATAACTGCTTTTATTTCAGATATTACATCTCTACCCATATTTGTAATCATTTCTTCAATATCTCATTCTGTGAAATAAGAACTTCATGCTAGATTTAATATTTCTTCATATGATTTATTATTTCATATCCATTCTTTTATACCTGTTTTTGTAGTAGGTCATAGCCCATATGTTTTCATTGCTGTTTGGCTATATGATCCTCAAAATGATCAACTCGCCATTGCTTCAAATAGATTATTATATCATGACGAATCAGCTCAACCTCATCTTGATCATCATCCTGATCATCCTGAACCTTTTTTAGCTTTAAGTTCTGCTTCTGCAAGATCAGCATCCATTTTCATACCTTTATAGAAAGCATCTAATATTGTATCTACTTCTTCCATTTGACTACTTAATTTTCATTGTTCAACTAATAACTCATTATCTATAGTTCTCAACTGTGTTTGTAGGTTTCTAGTTTGTTGAGATATATAAGCACTTGTTAATGAATCAGGTGCTGATGATCATAATATTGCTTTAGCATCTGCTGGCAAATTGTATATATTTTCTTGCATTTGCATTCTTTGTTTGTCTAATTCTCATACTACATCTTTTTGTAATTGTATCTCAGGATTCTGCATAATTTGTTGTGTCATTGTGAACATCTCAGCTGAATTCTCTCAGAATTGTGCAGTAATTTTGTCAAATAATTTCTTATTATATTTCTCCAAAGTTGTAGGAGGTGTTATTTTATCAGTCTTTATTTTATAATTTGCATATGGATCTCCATCTTTTTTTGTTGTATTTAGTGAATCATATATACTTTCTCAAACTGCATTTATATCATCCAATCATTGCTTTGCTTCTATATAAGCACTTATTCATGCAAATAATTCAGGATTTACATTCTTAATGTCTATAATTGAAGGATCAAATTGTTCTAATGTTCCTGCAATTATACTATCTCAGATCTGTTTAGGAGATAGAGATGATATAGAATTGAAGTTATTTCGTCTTTTTCTTGCTTTCTCAGTTGCTACTCATTGACCTTGTATTACCTCTCAATTCAGCATTTGTTTGAATAAAAAGTCAGTATTATTTACATCATCATAATCAATTTGTACTTGATCAGGATCTGTTGGATCTCAGCTATTTATTTCTGTTTCAGGTACATTATTTGGATTTGTTTCATCATTAATATTTGGATTCACATCTTCTACTTTTGGAGTTCATGCAGGTGCTATAGCATTTCTAACGTTAGTTAAAGCTCATGCTGTACCATTAGGATTGGCAGGAGTTTCTATTTTTGGATTTATATCGTTAGATATATCAGATCAATCAATGATTTTTTGTCATTGTTTTAAGACACTATCTTCTGTTTGTTTTCAGGCATTGTAGTCATTATTTAGATTTCTCATTTTACCCCTTTCTCCAAAAGTTACCATGATTTATCGGTTAGATTTTAAATATTGTACACTCAAATCTGTATAATCCTCTAATAGTTTTATTTCTCATGAGAACGTTGCTTCATATTCTGCTAACATTACGAACTCTAGAGTATCTCATTTTTTCAGTTCCATAAACGATTCTCTATATCCTCAATTAAATTGTCTAGTCATCCTCAGATCATCTAGATATATTGTTCATGATGCTGTACATGACCCACTTACTGATCATCAATCTGAACATGATCAACTTATAGATCCTGATACATTTATTTGTATTCCTGTGTTACTTGCATACTCTTTATGGAACAATGTTTGCCCATCAGAACAGGCTATTCATAATATATATCATGTGATATGTGATACAAAATTCACTCAAAAGTTGTAGCTTACTTTATATATCCCATCTCTTTGGATAGTAATGATGTTTCAGGTATTTTCAATAGCTGATATATTATCTGATGCATTATTTAGTGCAAATCAGAAATCATCGTATATTTGAGTTCATGATCAACTTCTTGATTCGTCTCATCCCAGTCTCATATTTAATATATCTGCTGGTATCATTTCAATTGATTTACCTTTTGATCATACCATAACATTCCAATTTTTTCTACCCTGATATGTTTTCATTCCTTCATTTGAAAAATCTCCCATATCGAATAATCTTAGATTATCTACTGGCTGATTCAATCATGGTGTATCTTCTTGGATTGGATCATCGAAATCATTATTGACTTCAACTGGATCATCGTAGAACCCCGTATCCACATCCATGTTAGGATTTAATTCTTCTTGTGAGGTCATAGTTTAAATTGAGTTCATAAAATCTTGGTGTTACTGTTTCGTCTGTTCATCTTGTTAAAAGTATTTGATACTCCATAACATTCCATTCTTTATTGAAGTCAGGATCTGTTGTTGGAAATAGATCAGCATACATCTTATCAACATCTGTTACAGTTTTTATAGTGTAGAAGTTACCAAATCATGTACTTTCTCTATCACGTCTTATTTTGATTGTTATGCTTCAAGCAGAAGCACTATCTTTAGACAATAAATATCATATTGTTGATTTTAAATTAGTTTTTCCTTCTCACATAATTCATCAATCGTATATTCTTCAAATTAGGAATCCACTAGGTTGATATGTATTACTAATCCATTCTGTATTCGCTCTAAGTTCTCTATAAGCTCATCAAAATTGATATTGGCAACTTACATAAAAATAATCTCCAAATATATAACAATTATATGGATAATAATTTCACAAAAAATCATCTAGAGTCCATTCTAGTAATCAACTCCATATTCAATCTACTTTCTTAAATGTTCGTATTCAATCTGCCATAGGACAATATAGAACTCCATCTTTAATATCCATATTATTTCATGGAGATCATATAAATGTTGTCATATCTCATCCATCATTTGGAAGTCTAGTTCTTTGCATCTCCATCCTACTATATCATTTTATTTCGTATAATATATATTCTGTTGAATCTGCTGAATTTCTAAATAATGCATAATCTGATGTTCAATCAGTTGTTACACTTTCTAGATATAATCTATCAAAACTTACAGTTTGTACTAATCATGTATCTTCTACATCGAAAGTACCTTTTGCATAATGAATTTTTGTATCTAAATTATTATTTACTAGATATATTTTTAGATAATTTCCCTCCATAGTTAAACCTTTGATCTCAGAATCATCTTCAAATTCTCTTATAACTTTCCATCAAATAGGAAGTTCAGGAGTTGCTATTGGTATATATCTCCATAATTTATTATGATCAGCTACTAATAACATTGTGTTAGAGTAGTCTAGAACTGCTGTTGCAGATCAAAATGTATGTACAGTACCACTAAATGGATCTGTATATGTTGGAGATGCTATTGGTGCTATAGCTCATTGTCATAACGTTGTATCAAATACTGTTATATCATTTCAAAATGCCCATATATCTTCTTGAAATTTTAATACAAAATCATCTGAATCTCATGTAAGATTTCAGATTAATTGTGTTGTAGTAGGTCGTTGTGAATTATTTTGTAATAAAGCTCTTTGAAATCATCATGTCTCAATTTTTACTAGCTGTGAGTGATTATTTCAGACATACATGAATCTTGATGTCGGATTATTTCCTGTGTCATTCGTATTTTCTAATAAAGAGCTTAGACAAATTCAGTTAGAAATATCTCTAACATTTACATTTCTAGCATATTGGAATTGTCCTTTGTGTCATACAAAAGGATCTTTCGACTCTCATCTATTCCATTGTTTTTCTAGATATTTTTTTGCCATTATAATCGCATAAGATTAGTTAAAACAGGATTTCTATATTGTCATGGTTGCATGTATCTATCTCATATAGCAGTTAGCATTTCTAATAATGCTTCATTCCATTCCTCTTTATAAAACTTAGCATCAACACTTTTATTTGTTTTCTTTAATTGGTACGACATTCCTTCTAAAATTACCCATATATAATCTCGAGGTATTGATAGAGCTGATTCTACTGTAGTCAATGCAACATCTACATTTGTTCTAGCATATCTTAATACTAATCAATTTGTAACATTTATTGTAGGTGCTGGATATATTCTTAGTTTTTTATTATCAAATCTAAAATATGGAGCATCTACTGATTGATTGTCTGTATATCGTGCAACTGGATTAGGTAGATTTCCTGCTGGCATCTCTGTAGCTTTTACTCAACTTCCTTCTCATGATGTAGTTGAATATTTAACTGTACATTCTAACAATGCCTTTAATTCAGGTATTGTAGGTACTGCTGGAGATCCTGAATCTCATAATGGAAGATCGTATTCTGTTTGACCAGCAACAAGACTAATTGTTAATCATTCATCAAAAAATCATTCCATAACAAAATGAGCTATTTGATTTTCAGCTCTATGTAAATATCTATTGAATCGAATTAATGCTTTCGCAGGAGTAAGATCTGTTGCATTCTTTGCATTATCAAATAATCGTTCTGTAATATAATCGTTTATTGTTCTAGCCATGATCTATATAAAATAATAAAATAAACTATCATTTTATTGGAGATCATGAAGATCTCCATAATATTTATGAACCCACGAATCCAAAGTAATCTACAAATACTGTAGTGATTCCAGTAGCAGTCAATTCAGTTGTACCTCATACGAAGTCTGCTCAACTTTCATTAATTACTAACATAAATCACAATATTGCATATTCATTATTTAACTTTTTAATTTCTCATGTATTCATTTTTAATGTTTTTGCTTTATCGTCAGATTTTTCTACAGTATATTCATTAAGTCCTGTAGTTGCGTTATATTTTACTCAGAAAGTAAATATAGCTTGAAAATCATCTGATATTGTTCCTACTAAAGCTGTAAGATCTGTATCAGCTACAATTGGTCGAGATAAGTCTCATCCAATTTTTACTAAACACGTTGCTCAAACTTTAGCTTTTGTCGCATCTACTGCTGATACTGCCAAAGCAGGATCTAGTACAGGACAATTCACTTCATGGTCTAAAAATGCCATTTTTTAAGTTTGTAATAAAGTAAAATAAGAAAATAGGAGAAGGTTTGATCCCTCTCCTAAGTTATCTTAACTAAATGTATATGCTAATGTAGAAGCTGACTCAACTCTAGTCATTGCGTCTTGTTGCAATATAATAGAATTAAATGCTACTTTACAACCCACCTTTTGTCTTTGTGCCAAAGGATCTGAATCAGATGCAGATCTAGGAGTGATGTATGTTCTCAAAGCTTGCAAATCAGCAACTCCGTATGCTCCTTCTCACATTACATAAGTTGGATAAACAGTAACTGTTGATGTGAAAGATTGAACCCATGCAGATTTTACTACTCTTACGTTGTACAACATACCAATTTCTCAGTTCATGATGTCTTTCGCATTAGCATCAGTGTATTTTTTAAGATCTAAGAAAGCTCATGCTGATGCTCCTGTTTGAAGATCGTAAATAACATTAGGATGCATAACTGCTACGTAAGCATCTCCCATTGTAGGAGCTGATTTTGTAGACAAAAATGCGTTTGCTTTTGCTAGAAGGGTTGGAGTCATCAGGTCAGTAGCTCCCAAAGTTGCTCTAGAAGTTGCTGATCCTGCATAGATAACGTTTGTTCAGTTTGTTTCAAGATTAGCTTGGATAACTGAATCCATTACTCTAGCCATATCTTTTCCTAAAACCTTTGCAGATTCCTTAATCATTTGGATTGGAGAAGAATCCTCTAGAATATCTGTGATAGTTGCAAATTCTCCGTATTGGTTTGCAGTTACAGATATAGTAGTAGTAGTTATATTAGTAGCAGTTGGAGTAACTCCTTCTGTCAATAATACAGATGCAGGTGTAGATATTTTTCTATCTACCTTTGTTCGAGACAAAGTGTTGTACCCTTTTTTCCATGCTGATTTTTTACCCATAGAGTAAAATCTCAAATTTGGCTCGAAGTTTTCTAATACAGTGCGGTTTAATCGAATTTGTAACAATTGTCATGAGGTATTGACGTTTCCTTTAGTTGTCATTCCCATGATTTAAATAGTTGCAAATAAAATGGTTTTATCCAAATTGACTTTCTAATTCCGCTTCCATTTGGTCAGTGTTCATAGTGTCAATGGATGGTTTACTCGTAGTCGTTTTGTTATCTCTACCTCAAACTTTTAACCCTCATTTAAGTTTGTTGATTTGTTGTTCATCCAATAATCTAGTAGGATCAGTCTCAGCTATTACTAACTTTGACACATTATCCATAGATAGATTTGGATTTTCCTTAGCAAATTTCGTAATGTCGTCTTTTAGATCGTCTAAGTCAGGATTGGCAGTCATGAAATCTTCTAGTTCAGAAGTTCTTGTCTTATCAATACCCTTTTCCACTTTGTTGATGTCTCTTTGAACCAGCTTAACATCTTGTTTAGCATCAATTAGTGCTAAGTCCTTGTCAGCATCGTCATCGAAATCATCATCAAGTTCTCACTTCTTAATCTTTTCTAATCTTTCGTTGGCTTCCGCTAATTCTTCTTTCAAAGCTTTAGCTTCTTCTCTAGATTCATTTCTTTGAGATAGAAGTTTTTTGACTCATGTTTTCTTATCCTCTTTTTTCTGTTCTTCATCCTTGTCAGGATTAGGATCGTCTCATTTGTCATCATCTTCTCAATCATCGTCAGATTTATCGTCATCAGACTTATCGTCAGGATTAGTGTCGTCAGCTTTGTCATCTGCATTGCTGTCGTCTTCATCTTCCTTTGATGAATCGTCATCCTTCTTAGTCTCAGTGTGTAAATCATTCGGATCTAGATCGTTTAGATTTTGTTCCATCTCATCTAGAGTTTTGTCGTCTTCGGTGTGTGTCATCGTGCATAACATTAAAAGATAAATATTCCTTCTCAGGATACGGTTTTGATATATGGTGTCGCAAACCATTATAACAGTACAAACCATTATATTGGATAGTTTATAGGAAACTACACACGTAAACCTACAAACTACCCATATAATGAATTACATTTAAGTAATTGATTCTAACTCATTGATTCTATCAGTTCATCCATAAAGTTCTCATGTCTTGATGCTAGATCTTTTACAGTCAATTCTGCATTAACATCTTCTTTAAGTGTAGCTATCTCATTGAATACCTCACGTCTTCTAATTAAAACTGTAGATCCATTTGCTTTATAAGAGTCTAATTGTAACGATCGAATAGTATCTTCTACCTCTTGCCTTCTAATCTCCAAATATTCTTTGAATCAGGCTCGATGTTCACTCTTAGTTATTCCTATTAATGCCTTTAGATGTTTATCCTCTATATTAACCATTGGTTTTAAGTTCAAGATCTAAAACTGTTAGTTGTGCATTATACAGTTTAATTTTTTCTTTATCTTGTTCAGTTTCAATAAGTTTCAATAGATTCTCCCTTTCAGTAGTTTTCATTTGTTTTAATATCTTTTCTTCTCAAAGGTCTTGATCAACATGAGCTTGTGATGTTGGAATATCCTCGTCTGATATATCATTACTATGTATTGATCAATCAGAGTGATCTGCTTCCTCTCATGTGTATTGTCTTTTAAAGTTCCTGTAAGCTACTCAAATATCAGAGTGTTGCAGAATTGTATCTAGATGGTTTGGTTTTACTCAATATCTTTCAACAATATCCGTTCATTTCTCTAGCTCCCGTAGTTTTACTCAATAAAATTCTATGATTTTGTCCACTACTGCCATCATTGCTGGTTTTAAATTTGCCTGCAATACTCAGAATTCTATAAGCTTTTCTGTTGTAAGATCTATTGGATTCATATTCTTTTCTGTTGCAAATTGAACTATAACCTTACCCCATTGTAATTTGTCTTGATGTGTTTTGGCAAAATCAGTGTAACCTGATCATTGCATTCGATCGTTTGACATGTGTGTGTAGTTTTAAATAATAAATATTACAGATAAGTATCTGCATAGTCTCCACTTTTTACTGTGTTTTCTTTTACTAATTTTAGGTAGTATTCATTTAATTGATGTATTTTCTTATCCAATTTTGCATCTGCTTTTGTAGCTTTTCCATATACAACTGCCTTAATTAATTTCTCAGATTTAAGATCTGCTATAGTTATACCATAGAATCTTATAATCTCTTGGATGTAATCAGGTGCTGAATTTATGTCTAATACAATATCGTTTACTTCATAAGAATCAGCTCTCCATTTTTTGATAGCTGTCATCTCTGCTTTTGTGATTTCATGTGCTTTAAGTTTATCGTCTTCGTATAGATCTACAGTATTTATTCCGTAGAACTGTTGAATTTTTCTGATCTTTAGATTTACTGATCCTTCTTCAACTTCTTCTTCTACTGGTGCAACTGGTTCAGCATCAGGTTCTCCTTGATCAATAGTCTCATCAGAAGGTGCATCAGGTGCATCTACTTCTTCAGTTTTAGTCTCATCTACTGAACTAACTTCTTCTTTAGTTCAATTTTCTGTGTTTTCTGAACTAACTACTCTTGCTTTCTCAATTTCTTTTTGCATTGCTTCAATATTGTTTTTGATTTGATTTCTTGGTTCTTTTCCTAGAACTTCAAGATATTGTTTTCTTACTTCTTCTAGTGTCATTTCAGTCATTTGTGTGTAAATTAATTAGTTAAAAGTTTTTTTAAGTCTGCCAATACTATTCATGATTTTGCTATTTCTTTTTCTAATACAACTCAGCTTGCCAGTTCTTCTTGAAGTTTATAATACTTAGTTGTGTAGGTTGTTTTGATCAATTCTCATTGTTTTACTAATTCCATTGGATCTTTTACATCAGGGAATTTTTTGATAGTTTCTTCTTTAAATTCTTCGTTAGAATAAAGATGATTGTAATCATAACCTTCATCTGTAAACCAATCTTCTAGTTTTTTAATAGTTTCAGGAAGTTGAGTTTGTTTGATCTTATTTACCAAAAATGCTCTTGTAAATTCATCAATAAGTGCTTTAACTCCTTCTTGTCATAATAAGTCTTTTTCTTCTTGTGTAAGTATTAACATGTGTAGTTTTAGTAATTATTTAAAAGTGGTTGTGGTCAATTTTGTGGTTGTTGAGATAGTGATTGTCTTGAAGCATGGTTCTGCATTGCTTGATTTGGTCATGCTTGATTCATCAATTCTTGTTGTCAGCTCTGTATATATGCCATCTTTCTCATTTCTATTGCTGACTTTGTTGCAGGTGTAGATAATGCTGATTGATAAATACAAAGATATGTGTAATGATCTTCATTAGGATCTTCTATTATCACAGGCATATTGTTATTCAATAATATAACATGATCTTTCGCATCCAATTCTTCTGGAGTATACGGACATCATTGCTCGATCTCTCTTAAACTCATTCATTGCATAGCATAAAGTTTACGTTTCATAAACCTTCTTGCAACTGGTGGAGTAGTAGGATCGTTTAAAGTCAATGTATATATTCTCTCAAAAGTAGCTAATTCTGATTTATTCTTAGACTCTAATTCTCATTTGTTTTGGATTTGTAGTCTTGGATCGTTTGCTCCTATGATATTCTTACGTGAGAATATGTCTCATGATTGTCATATACCTCTATTAAGCTCTGTATATTTCTCATCTTTAGCAGAGAAGTAGAATTTATAATAAAGATACCATAGCTCCCAAAAGTCTTTTTCTCATCGTGAGTTTATTTTGTTTCAGAGTATCAAATTAATGTTGGCATTCATCTGTGCTATCTGAGCTTCACGTGCTGTGTCTGCATTTGGATCTGCTACTCATCTAGTCAAACTACTCAATCCTGTATCATCTTGAACTTGTTGATCTAATAATTGTGGGAAGTTATATACATCCTGAGTCATTCCTTGTACTGGCTCATTATACATCATATTTCCTATATTTGCGTTATTTTTAATATCAACAGGTATATATTGTGGTCATTGTACTCATTGCTCTAATATCTTTTTAGATTTGAAGTATATTGATTTATCTAAGAATACTTTACCTCATAATGCTTGTTTGATGGCTTGTACTCTGATAAGATTATACATCAATGTCTTTAATTTCTGTTTATCTTCTGCTATATCGTATAGACAAATTCCTCGTGGATCTCAATCTACAGGTTCGTAGTAATTCAAAGATACAGGAATCCATTTTAGGACTTCTGTTTTTCCTTTTACCTTTCTAATCAATGGTTCTACAACTCTAACATCCAATAGTTCTGATGCTCCTCGCATGGTTACTTGTATTGGAAGTCCTTTATATCTTGAATAATGTACATAAATTACTGTATTTGATCATCATAATTCTTTTTCTAATGCTGTCATATCTCTAGGACTTGCATCTGATTCAATCTTTTCCTGCATATCAGGAGAAAGTCATGCTTCTACTTTTCATGTATTCATCCAAATATCTGAGTTTGCTTTAACTTCTTGCACTGACATAATTCTTTCAAATCCCATGTATTGGAAGTTCTCAGCTGATGTATGTCCACTTGGATCAGGATACCATGATTCAGGTGCTACTACTTTGTAGCTAGGATTCTTATAGTCTTGACGATCATCCCATCCGTCTAATAATCTGATTCATACTCATTTTGTGAACCTATTTTTTTGATTAGTATAATCTGCTTTTTCCATAGAAAGATTATCATAATCATACTCACATACTGATTGAAAATTACTAGCTTCAATAAAATGATACAAGTCTCTACTTGTCCATTTAATACTCAATTTGTCTTGATAATATAATGCTAATAATGAATTTGTTAGACTTCTGATAAGATTTACTTTAACTTTTTCGTCCGCAACGTTAGAAACATTATAGAGCCATGTCCTGTCTCTCATGGTTTGTCTCTTTTGTGATGAAGCATTTTTACTGGTTGTGAACTCCGATATAGTTAGCTCTTTAATCTTTTTTAAATCTTTTCCTTTGAATTCCATAAAATAGATTGTTGGAATTAAAACTTATTTTCTTATATTCGTTTATTTTAAAAAATCAAGCCTAATTTAATAAAGTTGAATTAACGACAACTCATCAATCGCTTGGATCTTCTAAATGATTTGGTTCATTATCTGCAAAATATTCTGTAGCTGTTCTGTAGTGAGAGTTCTCATCATGTACTGGTTTATCCTTCTCTGATGTACTTTCAGATCATTCTTTTATTTGTGGATAATGCGATTGAATTATTGCCTGTTCTCGATCATGACATTCGCTATCATAAAATACTCTATTCAACATTAATTGAGTTTTATTGATTCTTTCTCTCAATGTAGATTTTCTATTTGTTGTTAAATTTATTCACATTTCTCTCAATGCTTCTCTAATTGTCTCAGTTTGTACTGTGGTCTTAGTATCAGAATTGTATGGATCTCAGAAATGATCACTAAATCTGATCATTCTCATATACTCCATCAACTCATAGTCCTCAGTAGTATATGCTCGATTATTTCATTGATATGGTTTTCATATTACTAATCATGCAAAGTCTTTTATATGCCATCATACTCTTTCAAATGTTTTTATCACAAATAACATTCATGTTTTATAATCCTTTTGCCATAATATAAAAGCATTTGAATCTCTACCAAAATCCCATGATCAATATGTTTTTCTCTTTATGTCATATACAAATGTTCCTTTTGATGCCATCCTTGTAAATAGTGGATAAACTGCTCATGATACTGATGTTTCATAACTTATATCTATCTCTTTTGCTAGATCTAATGTTGTTCTAGTAGCTTTCTGCATATCATACCATGCTTGTGTTTTTAGTGGATGATCACGCCAATGTAATCTGATCTTTTTACATAAATAATGTTTATAATCTTTATGGTTGGTCATTACTTTTCAATATACGTTGTTGGTTCATTCAGGAGTTCATCAGAATATTCTGCAATCTGTAACATCCTTTGTCTTTCTAAATGCAGTAGAGTCTCTAGTCCATAATGCAAACTCATCTAACCATACACTTTTTCTACGTCATCATGTTCAAAAGTTAGGTCATGAATCTCCTGCTATCTCTTTGTCTCAATCTTCTTTTGATGATATACTCATATATTTTGATGCCATATCGTCAGGTAGCATCCACTCAGGAAGCCTAGACAATACGTATCTATATCTTTCAAAGTTACTATCCATATTTCATTGCTCATCTACATAATCCTCTTTATATGATCATGATAATGTACTCCATCAGTGAAATAACCATCATCGTGTATATATTCAGATCATCTGCCATGAGAATCATACGTCTCTAGTTTTCTCTACAAATACTTCTTCTCATTTCTCAATACTATTAACTATTGATAATATAAAATCGTTTTGAAATGGATATGGTATGAACGGTAGATGCGGTTTATCTAGTCTAGGATTATATGTCCATAAGAATAATGCAAAGAACATTAATGGACTCTTTTTACATTGTTCTAAATAAAACTCTTGGAATTTTTTATCTCATTCAGCACGTCTCATTATAGATATTCTTTTTTTCAGATTGTTGTGCTGTACTTGTTTTATATATTCGTCTCTTTGTTCTGTTGAATATTTTACGTTTGATCTCCACTTCTCCAATGTTTCTTCTCTAGATAATCAAGAAAAATCTAACATTTCTTCTATCAAAAAGTTCTCAGGTACATCCATAACATTATTTAAAGTGTAATCTTGTGTCATTTATTTCTTTCAATTTGCAAAAAATTCTCCTAATTCCTCCATTAGGTCTTTCTCATTAAGTTCTTGTTTCTTCTTTCAATCTGATGTTGATTGTTGATCTTCTCTTAGATCAAATATACTATGCTCTGCACTTAGTAATAATTTAGCTATGCTTGAATTGTATTGTCAGGTTATACCTAGATCTTTAAGCATTCTTAGTTGGATACTCAAACATCTCTTGTACGATAGAAAAAAAGACGGATATAATAATTTACCTTCATTTCTGTCAGTAGCCCAGTTCCTAAGTGTTCTAACATCAACTCATATTTTCATTGCAAATCACTCAAATCGTGGTGGAGCTTTTGGTCTAGTGTTGATTCTCTCCCTCATCACTCAATTTTTTCATACAAATTCTTCTGTAATATATTCTTCATAGTATCATCATTTTACATGATTCTCAAAATATTCAAGCATCTCTTTTACATATTTAGGTTTATATTTTGAAGGCGATCATTTTCATATGTTGGTATTTACTTTAATTCATTTCTTATTATTTATTTCAATTTCTAAGATTCTTTCGTCTCTAGATTGTTTCTTCTTAACTATTTGTTTCTTAATCTTTGTGGTTTTTGCTGTACTTGTTCACGTTTTTTTGGCACGTTTTGCTAGATCTTTCATTGTTCAAGTCTTTTTTACCATGCTTCTATTTGTTACGGATAAATTTTCCTAATTGATCTTTAACATGAGCATCTAGTTGTTTTCATAAATTATCTCTTAAAGCTTTCTCAGCTAATTTTAGATCTTTAGTCCATAGCATTCATGATTCTTCGATCTTTTTTCTTAGCTTATTTGAAATAATACTTTGTCATTGAATTGTATCTCATTCAATGTAATAAACAACGTCTCCCATTTCTAATTTCTCCATGTGTAGTTTTAAATAATAAATAAGTTTGCAGAGTGTCGAATCGAACGACCGTAACCTCGCTTATGAGACGAGATCGAGAACCAGCACTCTCCCTGCATTATATGGGAGGAAAATGTTTAATAAACCTCCCAAATCGAATCGTATGACATGATTCAGTATCCGTAGCCCCACCTTGCTAGAGATCATGATAGCCCTCTCTTTGTGCTACCAAGCCGTGTGTAGTTTTATTTATAGAAGTCGATTTGACCATCATAACTGATTCCATTATCCATTGCATGGTATATGGCAATTCTTGCTCAGTTTTTTAGATCTTCCATAACATTCACTATTCATTTTGTACAGTTTAATTCTGATAAATCAACAATTCTTTTTGCGGGAAAAGAATTTCTATCAAGAACTCCTGCGATTTTACAATCAGTATATCATACCGTAACATTCCATGTATGCATTGGATATGCAGAATATGCAACTCCATCAACATCTAATGTTACTACTAATTTTCATCCAATAGCATCTTGCGGTGCTTTAACAAATGTAGCATTTAGTCAATCCATGTAAGAAACTTTTGTAAGATTTCTGAATACATTTTTTGATGTGCTAGATTTTAAACTCCAATTCCATTCAGCATCTTTAGTTGTATAAGTTACTGCTGGTCTTTCTGATATTGCTACAATATCTTCTATCATATCAATTGCTCCTTCTGCTTCTTCTTCTACTACTATAACTGGTGTTTCTTTCAATGTTGTAATTTCTGTTAATAACATGTTTGATCTTTTTACTGCATTTGCTAGATCTGTTTCTAATACTTCATTTTGTTCTACTGCTAGTTCTAACTTAGCTGAATCGTCTCATGCTCCTCCAAAGATTACTAATCAAATTAGGAATCCTAGTCATAGTATAGCCAATACTGTAAGTCAGTTTTGTAATGCTCTTTTCATTTTGTTTAAATGTAATAATATATAAAAAAGTTTAATCACTTCGTGTTTGTGCCTTTACTGCTCGCATTTGTGCAGATTGTGCTTCTGTAATAGCAATACTTGCTAGTCTTTTAGTCTCTTTTCATGCTCATTCTGAATTTCTTAATGCATCCATTTTATCAATAATTGTAGCATATAGTTGTTTAAGTTTTCATACCTGATCATCTCAACTAGGATTAAATCTTAATCAAACTGACTTTTGTCAGAAAGATAATTCAGGCATTTTTTCCACTGATGGTCATAGTCATGTAGAGTTCATTTTTTTTAATATAATTAATATAAAAGGTTATTTCTCTAGGTTTCTTGTTCAAAATCTACTAACAAG